GTGCGTTTACCACAGGGTAGAACCTGGGGGCGGCTGGTGATGCTACCAGCAAGCGCGTCGAGCTCATCCGCTCGGGTTGGACGGCCGTGCATTGACGACTTGTCCCTTGGTTGTGTTCAGCATGCGCGAACGCGGTGCTGGAACTGGTCCGGGCGCAGAGCGATTGCGCGGCGCCGGGACGGGCTTGTTCTCCTCCTTGTTGGTGTTGTTCCTCTGCCGATGCTCAATCGCTTGGCTGATGCCGCCAGCAACAGTCCCGATCCCTGCGCCGATAGGGATGCTGGCCCCTCCAGTGAAGGGGGCGAGCAGCGTACCGACGAAGGGCGCGGCTTTGCCCAGGATGGAGAGGACTGATTTCCACCAGTCCCCACTCGCATTGTCCGCGAGGCGTGAGCCGGGCGGGAGCGCGACGATGATGCGCTTATAGAGCTCTAGCGCATAAGGGTCGTACTCAGCGGCGTTGCGCGTGAGCACAACGACCTGGGTATCAGCGGGCGCGGGGATCTTCTCGACGTAGAAGCGCACCGTCACCTGGAGCGTGGTGCTCAGGGACAGCCCCGTAAAGTAGGCGCCGCAGGTGTCGACGAGGGCTTCCTCCAGGCGAACGTCCTGTGTGAAGAAGCCGGAGGCCGCGGTGTAGCTGGTGTAGAGGGCACCAGACATGGCCGTGGTCTCGCCGTCTGCGTAGCGCATCCCGTAGAGGACGTTGCGCCCAGTCTTGAAGGGCTGGTTGGTCTCGGAGAGCGTGACAGGAATGTACGCGCCGTCCTTCGCCTCTCGCACGACGGTGCCGCTCAGCAGCATGGCCTCCTGCAGACTGACAGGGGGCGTGCGGCAGAGACGGGCAATGACCGTGGGGCCGGTGGTCGCTGATGTCTGTGAGATCAGCATCGTGTCCTGGACGGTCTGCGGCATGCGGTAGTAGGCGACGGCGCCCTGCTTGTTGATCTCGGCGGTCGTGTTCGCCACCTCAAAACCCATGGAGACCAGGCGACTGTTGCCAGTCGCGTAGGAGAAGCCAGGGTCGAGACAGCCGAAGTTCACTGGACCGCCGCTGCCAGCCAGAGAGGGGAAGGTGTTGAGCCCCGTCTGGGTGGTGGCGATGACAAGCGGGCCGAGGTCGAGGGTGGTGCTTGGGAGGATGGTGCTCGTCCACGCCGTCTTCGCGGGGGCAGCAGCGACAAGGCTGCCCTCGTTCATCGAACAGAGCGTGGGGCTTGTGCCGCCGTTCGTGGAGGTGGTGTAGCCAGCCATGATGGGCAGAGACGCGATGTGGCAGTCCCACGTGCCGGTGGAGATGGTGCTCGGGCAGGCCACGCTGATCGTCTTCTCAATGCACGCGACGATGGACTTGTCGGTGGAGACGTCAGGATAGCCGGTGGGTGGGAAGTCCTCATCGTGGAACGGGTCCACTGTCTGTGCGAGCCAGCGCATCCCATCCTCTGTGAGCGGACGGCCTGATGCTTGGGTGCGGATGAGATTGAGGCGGTTGCGGGGCATTTCGGCGCTTTCTGTGGTGTTTAAAGTGCTCAGCGGGCAAACCTCTGGGGGAAATTCGCCGGGGCCTGCCAGGATGGCCCCGCCCGCGTCACACTGCTTTGTCGGATCAGATGCTCTCGTCCTCGCTGTCACCTCCGAATGTGACAGCGGGTTCTCCGGAGTCTGTGTGGTGTAGCCCGCGAATGACTGGCTGAGAGCTAGACCCCTGATCAGACTCGGGTCTGCGGTCTGGCGCTGCGGTGGCAGGGCGAAGAGGCTGAGCATCAAGAACAGCCCCATCCACCACCACAGGTCGCTTCTGGCGCGCAGCACGCTTGGGTTCCGCAATGAGCGGAAGATTGAGGAGATCGGCCGGGCCTGTGCACCGCTGGAGGGCTTGAAGGAGAATGCCACGGGAAAGGTCCGGGGCAACCTCGGCGATGTAGGAGAGGGCCCAATCGCCAACGTCATTTGGGAACTGGACGTCAGCGGAATGTCCGGAAAACCAGTTGGCGAGCTCATGATCGCCAGGAACACTTGGTTCCCCGAAGAGGCCGAGCCGGATGGCGTGGTGGACGAGGTCCCCGATAAACGGGGTCTTGGCGTCGGTGAGCTGAAAGCCTCGGAGTCTTTCTGCGAGCTTGCGTGTTGCGCTGACATCCGGAGGTAAGCGCTTGCACACGTGGAGCTTCGCAAGCTGGCGCGGCACGTCGCACATCGACGATGGATCACCGTACCAGACCTGCGGCCCGAACACCCGTGAGAGAAATTGGACCCCGCGCCCGCCACGGCGGACGACTTTGGCCGTGAGCTTCTGTCCGCATTGCGCGGCGCACTCTTCGTAGATCGCGATGTCCACGTCACCTGTGGCGCCGTCGTCTCCGCCGTACACACCAAGCATCGCATACGCTTCGTCCGGACTGTAGTGATCACCGGACGGAGAGCGCATCGTGCGGAATGTCTTGTAGGCGACGAAGGCGTTGTCCACTGTGTTGGCGCCTGACGTCTCTGCGGAGCCGCTGGCCCGGCTGGTCCGCTGTTGGTAGCGGATGCCGTGCTCTGTGCGGCCGACGAGATTGAATTGGCTCCTCTGGATGGCGAGCAAGTCGGCATGATAGCGCTGTTCGAACGCGCGGAGGAGCCCGCGTCGTTCCAGCTCGCGAAAAAGAGGGCTGATGCGGCCGTCCAGTTTGTTGTAGTCGGTGAGGGACACGGTCTGGGCGTTCCGGCAAACTTGCACGACGCGCGCGGCCACCTCCGCCGGCGTGAGGGCGAAGGCGTACCACGGTGCAGACTTGAGGACTGCGGCGAATGCGTACATGTAGCGGGAATACTCGACTTTGTCCTGAGGGTTGATCGTGGAGATGTTCCTCGGCGACTTGGGCTCAGGGTACGCCTCGGCCTTCTGGAAGGCTTTGATGAGGCGCTGGATGAACGGCCCAGCTGTGACGGCGGCTTCAATGATAGCTCTCTGGGTGGGCCTGGCCTGGCGCTCGTACACCTCGTCAAGGTCGACGGGGACGAGTTTGTGCGCGTGGGGAATGACCCGCTCCCAGAACTCGTCCATGAGCTCGAGGTCGCGTGAGGTCGGTTGTGCGGTGCTTGCGACCTCCTTGATACGCGCGAGGACGCACTCGACGTCGTTCGAACGACAGCTGTCGGGCGAGAAAGCAGCGTGGACGAGGGGCGCCATAAAGGCGACGAGCTTCTGCTTGGCATCCGGGTCGTAGCCCTGGGGGTTGTACTGGTACGCGCGTACGGACTCAGCGACAGGGAAGACGACTGGGATGTGGCTTGGAATTGCGTGGCGTAGGTACTCCGCCAGGAGAGCTGCGCCCGCCCGCTGGCCCGTGTAGGACTCAGCGAGGGCGGCGGTCGCGCGCTGTGTGCTGATCGCGGCGGCCGAAAGCAGGTTCTGGTAGACATCGAGTGCCACGTCGACGCAAACGGGGCTGCCCTCACGTGCAATTGACACGTATGGTGCATGTTTGCCTCCGCGCGTCTGGAGCACTGACCACCCGTCACCGGGGTTGGGACGCAGCCGCTCCAGGCTGGTGCCACCGAGGGCAACGACAGCGCAGATGGATGCGGCCCCGGTGTACCGGGCGACCGGTGTGAAGAGGACGAGCTGATGGTGGTCGTCCACTTGCTTGCGGTCCACGAGGAAGATGCTGGTGGTGTGTTCCAGCACGTCGACGTTGGTGACCATGATTGTGTCTGCGCCGTAGTCCCAGAGCGGATGGCGGTATGATGCGCCTCCGCTGACGATGGTGACAGCGAGGTTGTTCTCAAAATGGACGGAGTACTCCTGGGTGAGAATGCCCGCCTGCGCTGGCACGAGTGTGTAGAGGAGGATCGGTCCCTTCACGCGCGTGAGGAAGAGGGGCATATCGAGGTAGTAGTCGACGTCGATGAGGATGCAAAGGTCTCTCTTGCTGTCGTAACCGTCGGTGCTTGGCGGGACTTGTACGTCTTTCGCCCAGTAGTACGCCCGCGACCCTGCGTGATTGTGGCGGAGGTCGGAGAGGGACATCTGGTGGAAGTACGGCTCGAGCCCGCAGGATCGGGCGTAAGCGGTCGCAGTGGCACTGCCGGTGCTGCGCCTGGCGGCGGAGTCGGCATGGGTATGAGTTCCCTCGGGCGCGCGATGAACGCGGACGAGGGGTTGATCATTGAACAGCTGCCTCAGGACATCGCTTGGAATGCGATGGCGTTCGGCGGCTGCCGCCAGGTAGGTCGAGGCCGCATCACGGAGCAGCGACATGAGCGCCGACTTGGGCCCCCGGGCGTAGTAGAGGTATCCTGCAGCACCCACCACTAAGGGTAGGTACCGCGGTACGACTCGACTCTCCAGGAGGTCCATCCGTGTGCGGAAAACCAAACTTGGACTTGTTTTACGCGGTCCTCCAACCGCAACGCTGAC